GTCCACGTTCATGCGCCAACTGTTTGGCCGGGACTGATTCGAAAGGGGACATATCATGTCCGTGTTCTCACTGTCCGACACAAAGCCGTTGCTGCCTCGCGAAATCGCAGCCGGCATGATCACTCAAGCCCAGCAGGGATCCGTCGTGTCCCGGCTGTCCGGAGCCGACCCGATGCGCTTCGGGAACGTCGACTACCTGGTGTTCAACGATGTGCCGAAAGCAGAGTTCGTTGAGGAGAACGGTGAAAAGTCGTCCACCAGCGGCTCCTTCACCTCCGTTACCGCCGTGCCCCACAAGGCACAGGTGACGATGCGGTTCTCCGAGGAAGTGAAGTGGGCCGACGAGGACTACCAGCTGGGCGCCCTTCAGACCCTTGCCAGTTCCGGCTCCACTGCCCTTGCGCGAGCGCTCGACTTCGGTGTCATCCACGCCATCAACCCGCTCACCGGCTCCAAGATTCCAGGCTGGACCAACAACATCACCACCACCCCCAAGGTGATCACCGGTGATTCCAAGACCGATGTGGACGACCAGTTCCGCAACGCCGTTGGCATGCTCATCAAGAACCCGAAGCCCATCGCCGTCACGGGCGCCGCCTTCGACTCCTCCTTTGCCTGGGACCTCGCTTCCCTCAAGACGAAGGACGGTTCGGGGGCCACCTCGCAGCTTCGCTACCCTCAGCTGGGCTTCGGCACCGACATCACCTCGTTCATGGGGTTGCCCACCGCGCAGTCCAACACCGTCTCGGGCCGCCCCGAGGCTCAGGACACCGGTGTGCGCGCCATCGTCGGTGACTGGGCCAACGGTCTGCGCTGGGGTGTTCAGCGCAACATTCCGGTGACCCTCATCGACCGTGGCGACCCGGACGGTCAGGGTGATCTGGCCCGCAAGAACCAGATCGCGCTGCGCCTGGAGATCGTCTACGGCTGGTATGCGTTCGTTGATCACTTCGCCATTGTCACGACCCCTGCCGCCCCGAAGCCGTCTGGCAGCGGTTCCTGATCATGGCAGATATCCCGTTCGCCACCGTGTCTGATCTGGAGGCGCGGTGGCGTGGTCTGTCGGAGGCAGAGCAGGCTCGTGCCGCCGTTCTGCTAGCTGACGCCTCCGCCCTTATCCGGGACACGGTTCCCGGATGGGAGCAGGTGTCGGAGCAGACGTTGCGTGCCATCTGCTGTGCCGTGGTGCGCCGCGCCATGAGCGTGGATGTCGATCTGCCCGACGGGGTGTCGAGTTTCAACGAAACCGCAGGGCCGTTCAGCCAGCAGATGTCGTTTTCCAACCCGACCGGCGACCTGTATCTCACTCGGGCCGAGAAAGCCCGAATGGGCGTGGGGGTGGCGACGGCGGCCTCCATTGACCTTTTGGAGCAGCCGTGATCGCCCGGCACACCGTTACCCACATTGCCTGCATCGACGCCGATGGGCGCGATGCCCACGGCAACCCGATTCACCGGTGGGCTGAGCCGGAGGTTCGCAAGGTGTTCGGCTGGCATCAGCTGACCGCCGAGGAGCTTGCCGAGCAGGGCATCAACCGGTCCACGCGGCGTCTGGCCGTGCTGGCGCCGTGGCAGCCGTCCATCGGTGACCGGGTGAAGATTTTGGGTACCACGTTCGAGGTGGACGGGGAGCCGCAGGACTGGAATCACGGCCCGTTCGCCTTCCAGCCGGGCTACCGGTTCTATCTGGAGGTGTGGCATGGCTGAGATGCGACTGAAACTCCACCACGAGGCCATCCGCCAAACCCTCAAGAGCGACCAGGTGAGCGCCGAGGTGCATGGGTTGGCCGAGCCCGCCTGCGAGGCCGCCAACCGATGGGCGCAGGCCTATCAGGCGGGGCACCGGTCGGGCCAGCCGGGTCCGCATTTCAAGGTGGTCACCGAGCCGGGGCGAAACCGTGCCCGCTACACGGTGCGGCCTGCCACCGGGTTCGGGGTGTGGCTGGTGTCCCACGACCCGGCCGGGTTCATGGCCTGCCTCGACAAGGCAAGGAGCACACGATGATCGAGGCACTTCTCGTTGAGGCGCTCCACCAGCCTCTGGCCGAGCTGGGCCACCCCGTGGTGACCGTGTCCACGGAGCTTCCCGTCGATCTGGATGGGGAGCATGTGCAGGTTCGTGCCACCGGCGGGCCACCCATTCGGGATCTGGTTCTGGACGAGCGCACCGTCGCCGTGGTCTGCACTTGCCCCGATGCGGTTGATGCTGCACGTCTGGCAGACGATGTGCGCGTCGGCCTGGGCCGACTGGAGGGATACGCCGCCTCCGGGATGTATCTCACCTCGACTTCGTGCACCGCCCCGGCATGGCTGCCGGATCCCGACGGCCATCCCCGCTACACCATGTCCACCACCATTCTTGTCCACAATCCGAGAGCATAAGGAGTAATCATGGTTCAGGATTTGTCCACTGTCCGCATTGGGTCCCCTAAGGTGGGTGGCTATGCCGCAACCGCCCCAATGGACACCAAGCGCCCCACGAAGGCCCCCGATCCGCTGACCGGCTACACCAAGCTGGGCTACATCAATAACGATGGCGTGTCCATCAAAACCGATTTCGGCACCGACAAAATCAAGGACTGGAACCTCGACACTGTCGCCGTTATCCAGAAGAACTCTGAGGCCTCCATCGAGGTGACGTTCATCTCCACCGATGTGGAAACCTGCAAGGCCCTGTTCGGCGAGGACGCGGTGAGCGTGTCCAACGGCAAGGTGACCGGCATCTCCATTGACGGCCGGATCATGCCCCACAGGCGTTGGGCGTTCCTGCTGTCCGATGGTCAGGGTGAGGGAATCCTCGACATCGGCGACGGTCAGGTGACTGGTGTTGACGGCCTGGAGTTCAAGAAAGATCAGGCGATCGGCTTCAAGACGACCATCGAGCTGTTCAAGGACGAGAAGGGCAACTTCCTCACGTGGCACATGGCCGCCCCGGCTACACCAGCACCTCCGAGCCCCTCCGGCTCCGGTTCCTGATCCCCCATAGTCCGCCCCCGGGTGTGGCTTGCCGCTACGACGCACCCGGGGGCACCCCTCATGCTCAAGGAGTTTTTGAATGTCTGATGTGACCGTTCTGCACGTTGGTGACCGTGATGTGGAGGTCGACGCCGACCAGATCACCGACCCCACCCTCGAGGTGCTCGAGGCTCTGGGTGAGGCCGCCGAAACCAACTCAATCCTCGCCACCGTTCGGCTTCCGAAACTGGTCGGTGTCGACACGGATGGCTGGAGGCAGTCTGACCTGTTCAAGTTCGCCGACGCCTATGCGAAGGCCTACGAGGAGGCTGCGGAGTTGAGTGTCCCGGAATCCTCTGGCTCCGCCGACTGATCGCGGAGCACCGATCCGAGGTCGAATACGAGTGTCTGCGGTTGGGGTTGCGGCTTCGTGAGGCGTCCGGTGCCGGTTCAACCCGGTGGCGTGACGTGTTCGTCGCCTGCCGTCATGCCCCGGCTGGGTCGCCGCTGGCTGCCGCCTGTGACCCATACGCCGCCTGGACGGTGACGGAGCAGATTCAGGCGGCCCGATTCGACCAGTTCAACATGTTCTGGTGGTCCCTGGGTGGCAGTAAGGGGCGTAAACCCAAGCCGGTGCCCCGCCCGTGGGACGAGGACACCACACAGCATTACGGAACACCTATCACCCGTGCCGACGCTGATGCGATGCTGGCACGTCTCACCAGGGGGTGACCATGGCAACCGAGCTTGCGCAGGGATATTTGTCGCTGTCGGTGCGGTTCCAGTCCGGCGCGTTCAAGCAAATCGAGTCGTCTCTGGCTTCGACGCAGCGCGCCTCGGAGCGTACGGGGCGCACGATTGGCAGGCATCTGTCTGCCGGCTCCAAGGCTGGCACGACGGATGTCAAGGCGAATCTGAGTGCCGCCCAGTCGGCATTCGACCGGGCATCCCGGGTGTCCCAGCGCGCCGGTGAAGCCACCCAGGCGGCGCAGCGCAAGGCCACCATCGCCACCCGTGAAACAGCGGAGGCCACCCGCAGGTATGGCGCCGACTCGCTGCAGGCATTGAGGGCGCAGGACCGTGAGGCCCGCGCCACCAAGGCCCTGTCGGAGGCCAAGCTGAAGGAGGCGTCGGCCTCCAAGGCGGCCTCGGATGCCGAGAGGAAGCTGGACGCCGCCAAGAAGTCATCCATCGGGCGCACCCCGAGGATGCTGCAGCCACTCAAACGGTCGCTGGCGAACTTCAAGAAGACGCTGCCGAACCCGTTCGAGGCGATGCCCCGTATGGCGCAGACCTCGGCTGGCAGGGCGGTGCAGACGCTGAACAGCCGTATTTCGTCCGGCATGGGACGGGTGAATGCGACGGTATCCAAGGCGACCGGCGTAGCCTCCAAGGCAGCCATAGCCGGTGCTGGAGCAGCCACCGCAGGTGCCGTGGCCGGGGTCGGATTCGCCTTGAAGAAGGGCTTTGGCCGTCTCGAATCCATCGACAACGCCAAGCAGAAACTGCTCGGTCTGGGCAATTCCGCCAAGGATGTCGACCAGATCATGCAGGATGCCACCGCCTCGGTGAAGGGCACATCCTTCGGCCTGGAGGAGGCGGCCACCACATCGGCGATGATGGTTGCCACTGGGATCAAGCCCGGCAAGGAGTTGGCATCCACGCTGCGCACCGTCGCGGACACGGCGACGATTGCCGGAATGTCTATGGGCGACGCAGGCAAGATCTTCTCCTCGGTGGCTGCCCGTGGCAAGCTGCAGGGCGATGACATGATGCAGCTGACTTCTGCCGGTGTTCCGGTGCTGCAGGCTCTGTCGAAGCATTTGAAGAAGTCCCAGGCAGACGTGTCAAACATGGTGTCGAAGGGGCAGATCGACTTCAAGACGTTCGCTGCTGCCATGGATGATTCGCTGGGTGGTTCGGCTGCCAAGTCGGGTGACACGTTTGCCGGCTCGCTGAAGAACATGGGTGCCTCGATTGGCCGCATGGGCGCAGGATTGATGCAGGGTGCATTCCCCCGGCTCGCCCCCATGTTCCAGGACCTCACCAAGTCGATGGCTCCGCTGGAGGAGGCGTCCAAGCGCGTTGGTGAACGCATCGGCAATCTGATGGCCCCTGCGTTCGACGCAATAGGACGCACCCTGCACGGTGGCGGTGCGGTAGCAGGTATTGGTCGCCTCAAGGATGCCCTGGGTGGCCTGTGGGACATCATTGCCCGCAACGATTTTTCGGGTCGGTTCGCCAAGGCATTCAACGTCCAAGAGGATTCCGCGCTGGTTGGCTGGCTGCTGCAGGTGCGCAACGGGTTCGCCGCCATCTTCGATCTGCTGGTGCACGGTCGCCTCGATGAGCGTGTCGCCACCATCCTCGGTGTGGACCCCTCCGACACCCTTGTCGTCGTCCTGACAGCGGTCCATGACCGGCTGGGTGCGATCCCGGAGGTGGCCGGTCGGGTGAAGCAGGCCTTCAAGGACATGTGGAGTGGCCTCGCCGTCACCGACGCCTTCGATGACAACGAAACCGTGGGCAAACTCACTGTGTGGCAGCAGCGTGGTGCCCAGCTGCGTGAGGGCATCTCCCGGCTGTGGGGCATGCTGGAGGATTTCGCCTCCGCAGCAGTGACCCTCGTCCAGGGTGTGTGGGCTGTTGCCGGTCCGGCGATCACGGCGGTTCTGTCCGGGATTGGCAAGCTCATCGGGAAGATGGTGGTGCTTGCAGGTGCTGCCGTGGCTGGTGTCGTGGTGGGCACGCTCAAGGTGTTGACGCCTCTCATGCAGAAGCTGGGTGGTCTCATGCAGCGTCATGCCGTGCTGTTGCAGACCATAGCCGTGTCGGTGGGTGCTGCTGTCGGTGCGATCATCGCA